GATCGTGCCGAAATCATCACACTCAGTAACGTAGCCGCTGAATGCTGCAAGATCGCCTGCGGTAGTCTGCCCCGCCGCTGCGTCCGGTGGTAGTTGCAACTTGAAAGCGATTGGAGCTTGAGACGCACCAAGATTGAATTGGGTCAATACAGCAGCCTGACCAGCGTCAGCCGGAACACGGATTGCACGTACTTTCAGTTCGCCAGAATTCGGCAGTGTCGGCAAAACCTCTTCAACGGTTGATTGCAAGTTGGTCGCATCGACAGTCTTAACTACCTTGCCGCTTTGTGTGATTTCCTGAATTTGTCCAATAGCCGTATAGGTTGACGATCCTGTGTGAATGGACAGAGACGCACCTGAGGCTACTTGACCTGTAGAAAACGAGTAACTCATTGATATTTCCTCTTTGGGTCACTCCAGATTCAGGAGTGCCGTTCAAGAGGTATTTATGAGCGCTTAAACTTGGTAATAAAACACGTCGTACTCAAGCGACTGGACGAAAGTACGGCTGATATCGTTGATTCCTGAAACGGCGTTCGGTAGTTGAAAGATACCTTCTACTTTGGTCGAATCAGGATCACTGAACGTGCCCCGAAAACTACCACGCAAAACGTTTTGGATTGCATAGGCGAGACTAAGCGCATAGTCGCCGGTAGTGCCGTGGCAATCGATCTGTACTTCCCACTTGGTGAGCGAAACCTGACCGTTCAAGATGTACGTTGGCGTCTTGAAAATTGTCTTGTACACCCATGCTTGGTTAATCGTGCAACCAGTGAAAGAGGCAAGCTGATTTTCAGGAATCTGGTTAAAGAAGCCACCCGGAACCGTGACCGATGCCGCCGTGAGTCCTGCCTGAACATATTGGACGAAACCTTGCTCTATCATTGCGTCACACCAATTGCTAGACACGTCAGGACCATGTAAGTATTCATTTCTCGCACGTTCTCTACGTTCTGAATCCTGTAGACCGATCCTGACGGAAACTGAATCTGACATTGAACAGTAAACTCAGGACGCCACCAAGACGTAACTTTCGTGAATGTTTGCGAAACTTCTACGCCTGCCTTGATAAGATCAGTTCCACGGACGTAATCAATCTTTGCCCACGCCCCGATTGGTGGATCACTCGCCGCAAACGTTGCAACGCTTCCAGACAGGCCCGCAGTGATGGTAGGCTGTAGCAGGGTCACACGATGTCTAAACGATCCTGGATCGATTCCCGGCCAATCTGAGGCAAGGCTAATCTTGTTCAGCATTTACAACCTCACGTCACAGACCGGCATCAGAAGCGCTTTCACTGCGTCTCTTGATGCTGCGTCGTAGGATGGCAGGCGATTCACGAACCACGCATTCACCAAGACCTTGATTGCGCTCTTCAAAAGCTCCCAATGCGCCGCAATGCCGTTATTGACGAGTAGTGCCGGTGTGCCTGACGAAAGCGTAGTAGACGGGATGTCACGCACCGAGGCCGTAGAGCCGCTGACGCTCGAAATCACCGTGTTCAGAGTCGTACCGTTCGCACCAGCGCCAATGATTGAAATCGGCTGTCCCACGTTCGCCGCCGTGAAGTCGTAAGCGCCGCCCAAGACAGCCACGTTTGCACTGGTGACTACACTTATCGGCGTGGCGTAACCCACCGTAAAAGTCATTTGCAGAGCATTGGCGACCACTTTAGCGACAGGCCACATTTGCCCAAAGATCGGCATTACTCTTGCCGGTTGTGAAAGCGTGTCCAACTGGAAAGCCCAATCAGCCGGATTGTCAGAACCGTTGAACATGTCCACCGTGTCACCGTTCGCCGCAATGTACGTGAAGGTCTCAAAATTGAAGACAGGAGGATACGGTAGGACAATGGCGTACCGAATGCCCACGAGCACGGCATTAGAACCACTGACGAACGGCGAAGACACCTTCTGACCGGCTAATTTCATGTCGATGTATCCGGGAAAGAAATCAAGCGTCAGTTGCCAAGTCTGTTGAACGAAACGACGCTGCGTCACGGTCTCACACCACGCCCTTGCAGCCGAATTGAGACCCATCAAAACATCATCCTGTGTCGTGTCCGATGGATCGATTCTCAGCATATCTTTCAGTTCCGATAGGCTGACAGGTTCTAAAGCCGGTGGTTGTGTGCAGAGTAGCGCCATGTTTGTTATTCAGCCGTCGTCTTCTTTGTGGTCTTCTTTGGTTTCGGTTCGTCGATTGTTTCCGGCTTCACTTCAGGCAGGATTGAGCAAACGCCGATGGTCTGCCACTTTTGCGCTATATCGTCGCTGATCTGTACTAACTGACCTGGACGATAAGCAAATTCCATCGAAGCAATGGACTGTAGAATTTTTACTTGCATGAAAGGTATTTAGAGTTCCGTAGACAACAAAAAAGCCCCACTCCGAAGAGTGAGGCTTGATCGAAAACCAGACGACTTGGTTTAGGTTGCGGACTGCTTCAATACTGCAATCGGGTTCGTGCCTGCGTTGACATAGTTGCTGTCGAAACGCTGGAAGGCAATAAAACCACGCTGCAAGTAGTCTGCGTAACGTTCATTGAGAATCATTACCTCAGTACCGCTTGCGAGTTCACGGACCTTGAAGCAAGACAGGTCACCAAAGATCATCGAGTATGCCGATGCTGCCGGTGATGCCATGCTCTGATTGATGATGTAAGGGTGATCCAAAATTCTTGGTTTCACGCCGCCATCAGCAACGCTTGCGCCGTTGATGAACGAGGCCGTCAAGCCCGGTTGCCACAACGGACGGCTGTTTCCGTCAACCAACTGTTTGAGAACCTTCAGCATCGAATCGTTAAACATCCAATACGTCTGTGGATTCTCACGGTATGCCGGATCTACTGCGCCCTCAAGGTTGACAAGATCGGTGTACGTGATCGTTGACGTTTCGCCCGAAGAGCTAGAACCGCCTGCCGTTACGATGTTGCCGGAACCACCGTTAGCAACTGCCGTGACGATACCAGTAGGCTGAGAGCTACCTGTTCCCGTTGTGGTGTAGTTGTTATAACCACGGCCCAAACGGATACCAAGATTCTTTGCGACCAATGCATCAAGATCAAAGTAAGAATCTTCGATCAAGGCCAAAGGCGCAAGAACCAAGCCAGACTGCAAAATGTATGCAGAGAAATTCACCGAACCGAAGACAAGATCAGTTTCAGCAACCTGTGTGTTCTGAGCAATGATCGTGCCTGCGTTGCTGGTGTCGTTCAAGGTCGGCCAAGGCATTGTGTTACCTGTAGCTGTCTTGAAATGCTCTGCTACGCCTGCCATGCAATAGTAGTATTTCTTTGCCTCTTCCAACATGTCGCTGAAGCCTTGCGGAATCAAGTAACCACCCTGTGAGCCGGTGGTAGTAGACATGGTGTTCTTGAACAAAAGCTCTTTGTCGCCTTCGCTCAGTGGGTGACGAGACGAGGCCGATTTCAGATAGTTTGAGAATGCCTTTTCATACGGAGTCTTGGCACGCTTGTTAGCTTCGGAAAGACGGAACGTATCCTTGATTTCTTCGACTTCAGTAGCGGAAAGCTCCGAGACCTTCGGTTTCTCCAGTGAAGTTGTCAGGGACGACTTATTTGCAATCTTGATTGACTCTTCGATTGCGGAATGATCGGCTTCGAGCTTGTGATACTGTTCACGCTCTACCGATGTAAACGGACGATTGTTTTCTTTCTTCGCCGTGTCGATCAGGTTTTGAATCTGTACTTCAATACGGATTGCCTGATCTTTGAGACTGTTTGCGTAACTCATTTTGGTTTTCACCTGTTTGGTTGCGCCGCCAACGAAACACCCTGGTGAACCGTTGCGTCACTTCGCATTGAGACCGGAACCACTCAAGGTCAAATGCGGTCTCTTTGCTGCTGAGTATTTAGAAAACGAGTTACTTTTGAAGACTAGGCAACGTTCAGACGCATACGCATCAAGTTGAGACTTGCTTCGTAGACATCGAGCGAGGCCGTAGGTTCGGTCTGTGTCTCTTCGCTGCCTTCTGTTTGGTTCGGGCAATCCTCGCAGTTTTCGTCTTTGCAATCCTGCATCGAACAGTTGGAACAGTCTTTATTAAGGCAGTTCACGCAATCGCAAGCACATACTTTGTCTTCGTAATCGTCATTGTGAGTGCCGGTGTTGCCCGTTCTGATCGCTTGGATTGCGTCAGCCAGTTTTTGAAAGTTCTTGGTCAACTTGCAATCGATGTTCACCGTAACCGTGTTGCCGGTGCCACTCTTGAACTTGGTCGGAATGTTCTTGAAGCCTTGCGCTACCTTCGCTGACGCAATCGAAGTCTTGGCAAAAGCCATTGCTTCGCTATCGTCATTCTTGGTGATCGACGTACAGAAGCCATCGGAGAGCGCATCTTGAGCACTCATCCAAGTTTCATCGTCCATCATTTGCTTGATAGTCGCCATGCTCTTACCTGTTCGGTCCACATAGGTCTGAGCAATCGAGGCCGAAACCTTATCGAGTGTGTCAGCCATCTTGCGAAGGTCCGAGGCGTAGCCTACACAGCCTGTCCATGCGTTGTGAATCATCAGCATGGCGTTAGGTGCCATCGTAATGGTGTTGCCACACATTGCCACGATAGAAGCCGCTGACGCTGCGATACCGTCAACGTACACGTCAATAGGCTTGTTCTGTGCCTTCAGCATGTTTCCGATTGCGATACC